TGTAGTAGTGAAATCCGTGATGCGTTGTATCTTGCTCAGTCCAAGACTGAGCCCAGTCATATGTATCAGGATGCCTTCCATCTAATGTCATTGCTTTTAAGTCATTGTATGTTGCTTGGTCTTCACAAAGAATTGCTCCTCCGCGACCTAAGCTCAAGTGTTTAAAAAATTGAAAACTCAAACACATCAGGGATCCGGGCACATAACTGTTTTCTCTAAAACATACTGCGGCATCAATTATTCTGCTATTGCCAATGTAGCATAATTCATCCCATGTTTTTTCTTCCCATTCCCAATCTAATCCTAATTTCATAAACGTCATAGGTATACTAATATACGTTTGTGTAGGACAAATTAATTTTTCTGTAGGCTTATCTAATCTCAAACTAAGTTCTACACCGTGTGTGCAACAATCAGTTGCAACAGCAAAAGGTGCACCAAAAAATTTAGCAATTTCTTTTTCGAACTCGACTACCGGTTGAAAGCTCATATTATATTCCTTTTAAAAAGCGAGCAGGGGTGCCTACATAAACACCCTCTTTTGTTATACTTTTAGTAGCATTACTAAAAGCGCCAATAGTTACGTTGTCGCATATTTCTATATTGTTAATTGCACCTGCTTTAAAATTAAACATGCAATTTTTACCTATTGTTGTTTTGCCTGCGACCATTGAACCACTATGAAACATACAATTGTTACCAACTGTAGTGTTATGGCTAATCAAACAATAAGTTTCAACAAAGCAATGATTACCAAGGACTGCTCCTTGCATTACTGTGCTAAAGTTTGCAACACACGACCCTTTGCCAATAGTTGCGCCTTCATGTATAACTGCTGAGTCATGCACATAAGTTACACAATCACTATCATACTCGTCTAACAAATCAATAGTTTGTTCTCTTTCTTTTAAGTTTAATGCAAATCCTACAAAATATTGAAAGTCATCTTTGTTGATAAGCAATTTGAATTCTTCTGGAGACATAATGCTACAGTCTTCGTTTACAAAATTTTTACCGTAGAACATGCTATCCTGTGTAAGGATACTTTGATCATAACCTATAATTTTTAGTGGCTTTTCATTTTTAATCAACATCTCTTATACGTCTCCAATTTTTATTTTTGTTTATAGCAACATTTTTTAATTTGCCTTTTTCATCATAATTACCAATTAGTTTTTCCTGTAAATCTAATATGTGGTAATAGTTATGCACACAATTAGGTACTGCTTCAGCATAAAAATTTTCCATTTCAGTTTTTGATAATTTTGCAATTTTATCTATTTCTGTAAAAATCATATCTAAGCGTTTAGTATGATTTGTTTCATTATCGTAACTCTCATCTATAATATCACTAAATGTTGCAAATCCCCAACGTTTCATATATGCTAAATTTCCTGGTGGACCTACCATTATAAAAGGTCTGCAATTAAGCATAGCATTCATTATCTTTTCTGTCAACAGTGGTGTCATTTCTGCAAAACGTGTCTCATTTACAATAGCAACTAAACATTCTTTGTAATATTTTGCAGGATTAGTGTCCATGTTTATATCAATATAATCATTTATATTGTGCTTGTGTGTAACGTTTTGTTCCATTGCTATAGGAGCTATTTCTCCTAATTTTGTTGCACCCTTTACTAAAATATCTTTTCTCGGTAAATCATCAAACGCATTGTCTATCAATATACCTTCATCACTATTGTATATCCAACTTAAATTATAGTCCTCTTTGGCTAATGTACTTGCTAAGTAACTTGCTACGCAATGCCGATGACTTGCATATCTCCAATTGCCTGCCCAAAACTTTTTTGTAATTAAGTTTGAATCAATGTCCATATCCTTTTCATCTATATTCAAAGTAACAGGATATACCCAACCTACAGGTAAACAATCTAATTGTAAGTCAGGATAGCTTTCTTGAAAATATTTTTTAATTTTACTATTAGGTGTATAAACATACACATCAGTTAGCTTGTTGCGTTTTACATATTGTGCAATACTATCGAGTTCATATGATCGAATATACTTTGCTTCTTCTTCAGTGTAGTGTACATATGTAGTTTTTTCATCTTTACCAAAGCGCAAATCATATGTGCTAATAGGTTCCCATAAGTAAAATCTTAATCCTTTTTTGTTGCACATTTTTTGATGTGCAAGGTTCATATTGCACATCGGCATTTCTAAATATTTTATAGGGCCAACACCGCAATAGATTGCATATGGTGTTGTAACTTTTTTAAAGAATGTTTTTAAAAGTTCAGCATACATACTGTCCCATGCTTTTTGCTCTGGAGTACGTACTCTTGATCTAAAAAATGTTTGACCTAACCCTATGTTAGAGTACAACCCATAATTTTCTGGATTAACTAATGCCATACTTCTTACTCCAGTCCGTAAAAAGTTTTGCGTACTGTGGGAACGTCTTGCAGAAATTTCGATTACGTCTACGGTCATAATCCTGGAAGAACCTTACAAAATTTTCTTCATCTTCTGCTTGCTGTGCTTCATCAAAACTTTGTTTCATATGTAATAATGCTCGTTCAAATCTATCAATTTGGTGAGGTTTAAATCCTACCCAACGTGATTCTATTTGCTTGTCAGTGTTTTGTTTCATATACTCTAACACTTCATCTGCTATTGGCCACATGTCTTTAGGTACTAATTTTATACTTTGCCATATAGGAAAATACAATGGTGGTGTATCTACAAATACTCTATGGTATCCGTATACACGTTCTTTATCACTGCTCTTAACATTATGTACTTTTTGTAAGTCTATTATACCTTGCATAAGTTGTTTCAATGTTGGTACACTTAGCATGTTAAACGTGCAAATAAATGTAACTAATCCGCTGTCTGTTCTACGCAAATAGTTGTGTACATTATTCCAAAGCCTATTGAACTCTAAGCCGTCACGCATGTATTCTGCTTGTTCACCAAAACCGTCTACACTTACAAACAAACGAAAGCGTTTTACCATATTGTTGTTAGTGATGTAACTTACTTTATCAATAAACTTATTCCATAACTTCTCAGGCACACTTGCATTTGTTGTTACAGCAACTTCAAGATCAGGACGTGGATTTTCAATTATGTAGTCAAGTACTTTGAAAGTATTTTTGTCCATTAACGGCTCGCCGCCAGTCATTCTAAAACTTTCTAACTTAGGATATAAGTCAGGCCACCATTTCCAAAATGCTTCAACATACGGATTTTCTTCTCTTACAGGAATAGGATATTGTCCTATACTTTTGAAGTAATTAATATCATTATGCGGAATAATAGTATTGTAAGGACCGTCTTTCTCAATATCTTCTGCCCATTTACTACTTAAATGTGGTGAACAATAACTACATGCTAAGTTACACGCATGGTTAAAATTAACTTCTAAGTAACGTGGTTCGATATCGCCTTGAGAACCTGTAGCTATAACATCGTCCCAACCCTTTTGTGCCCAGGGTTCGCTACTTCTATAAAATCTATCACTTAAACTACCTTGTTCCTCCATCTTCCAACATGTTGCACAGCCTTTAGGTTTTTCACCTTTCAGCATCATTGCACGTTGTTCTTTCTTTTGTGGAGTGTTGTGTAGTCCTTTAGGATTGTCAGTAATATCCTTTACGTCTATTTTATGTAACGGAGGTAAAAAACAACTGTTAGTTTGACCAGTAGTAAGATGAATACTGCTCCAAAGCCACTTAGCCATACACATAGATGGACTTATTTCGTCCAGCAAAGGTATAACTTGTTTTGCCGCTTCTTTTGGATCAGTTTCTGTAATCTTATCTGCCATAAAATGCATCCTGCAAATCAATTACAAGTTTTGGTGTTGATTCTTTTGTTCTTGCATATAGATTTGCCATGTTTTGTATATAACGGTACTTGAATCCTTTGTTTATTTCATGTAACGTTTCTAATGGTGTTTCTGCTACTCTACGCATTTGTTCGAATACCATCTTAAATCTTTTTTCTGGATCAGGCTCATTATCATAACTATGATCAATCCAGTCGTCAAATACATCATAGTCCATATCTCTTAGTGCTTGCACTGCACCGGGTTGGCATATTAGCACAAACGGTTGCATGTAAAGTATTGGCTTAAATATCTTTTCGCTAAAAAATATGCCGGGGTCATCGAAGAAGGTTTCAGATACAAAATGACAATAACTATTATAGTACTTGTCTGCTTGCTCACCGTGTTCGCTAACTGGATTTTCAATGTCAGCGTTCACATCTCCTTCAAATTTTACAGGTAACAAATTGTCTAACGGATATTTGTCAAACAAATGTGCTGTATCTTTGTATAGTAAGCGAGCTTTTACCGAACTGTCATGCACCATAGTAGGGCCACCGCTGTCAGGCCATTGTGTAAGTATACCTCCGGATGTCTTATCATATAATTCTAAGAACATAGCCAGTCTATGGGCATGTGGGCGTCGATTCAAACAAATGTATTTGTACTCTTTTTCCCGTTCTATATTGTCCACTCCCCTTTGTAGCCATTCTTGACTGTAGCAATAAATCGCCATAGTCTCCCACCCGTTATGATAAATTGTACTAAACCGGTCGTGTTTGGCCAAATTCGCAGACAATATTACAAAGTGTGCATCTTTAAGTATATCATACTTTGCTTGCACACCGTCAATAAAAGGATCATAGTATTTGTCGTACCTGAAACCTTCTAAGATGTTTGCACAGAGGATTTTACATGTTCCTCTTTTAATATCTCCTAAAACTTTTTTAGGAATCTCTACATCACCTGGACTAAAGAAAAACTTATGTTCCATAAGGTGAATTAAATAATAGTAAAACGGTTGTTTAGAATATTTTGCATCTTCAAATACATCATCAAATGAAGCATATTCCATAAACAAATTAGGGTAAGCACCTTTGTATATTTTGGTTTTGAAACCGTTAGACCATTCGTACTTGCCTCTTGCTGGGTCTCTATAAAGTGCAATACGTCCCATTCTTATTCCTTATCTATAATATTACTAAACACACGTTCTGGATTCTTGTAAACCGTTTTGAAGAATTTACTTTGTCCAACGTTTAACGCACAAGGGTCAAAAGGCACGTTAAGTTCTGTTATTAGTTTTTCTCCATACTCAACTGTAAGTTCAGGTATGTCATCAATAATTTTTTCTTCTTCAGCCCATAATTCGTTTAGATATTTGAAATCTCTTACTTGTACGAAATCCCAATCAGTACACATAGTTTTATATAAACCTTGTCTTGCACCATATATAGCATAGTTGCCGTTTTCTACATCCATGCCTACCATACACCATACCCAAAGTCTATGTAAATTTTTCCAGTGGTTCTTCCAAAATTCTTCTTTTGTGCATCTTACACCTCGATCAAGTGCCATTTTTACACCTTCACGAAAACCTGCTCTCCATGCCTGTTGCGGAGTAGCGTTATTGTACACATGTGAAAAACAACTGTTCTGCTGTATGTACTGTATGTCCCAACAAAAATCGACCTGTGCATGTAAGTTGTCTGGATCTGCATGTTCGTGTGTTTTCATTTTTAACACATGTTCTACTGGCCAACACTTTAGGCCTCCGTTACCATACATAAGTCCATTGACTATGTTATAGCCTGCCCAACTAATTACACAATGTCTTAAATCATAATGTTCGTCAAAGTCTATTTCTTGATTTAAAAATTCTGGCAATACAATGTTATCACCGTCAACAGTTATAAATCTCTCTGTTTCTGAAAGCTCTGCACATGCTTTGTGCGCGGCATCACTGCCTTCTACACCATGCACCCGTTTTGCCCACGGTATCTTTGAGCATAAATCTGCGTAATTTTTTTCTGCGTTTGGTTCATCATAGCTTAGGTATATGATATCATAGTCAAGGACTCTAAACTTATTCATGTAGTTCTCCGTCAACTCGTTCGTATTTGTAGTGTTTAAAAAATTTAGATGTAAACAAACTTACATCTTGGCTATTTCTTTCCCAATCAGTTGTAAAGGGTACAGTATGAGTAGGTGCGGCAATTAAGTTTTGCATACTTACTTTCATACTTTTTAGCAACACATGAGGATCATCTTTTTCAGTAATACTAAAATGCATTGTGTCATTTAGATTACTATTAGTTGAGTGTAAGAATCTTCTTGTGTATGGATTTAATTCAAACTCCCAGTTTCTTGTTGCTAAATTTTGTGTTATAAGTAGATCAACTTCTTTGCCAACTTCTGTCAAATGTATATTTTTTCCTATTAGAACTAATTGTCCATTATGACAATCTTCTAAATCTGCAAATTTATGTTCAGTTTCAAATGATTCAAACTCTCCTGTAAGTGTATCAAATAAAATTTTGTTGTCTGTACAAATTTTAGTTGGTCCATAAAAGTAACTATCATTCGGCACATCAAGAGCTTTCTTAGTTAGTGTAAACAAAAAGTTATTAGCAATAAATTTGTCACCAACATTTACTGGCTGTAACTCAAGGTCTGTATTTGTATCGTCGTGTAATATAATTTCATCAACTACAAGCTCAACTGCGTTTTTCTTCCAGCCTTTGTTTGCTTCTACATCTTTATTATATTTGTAAACTGCATCTTTGTACCATACATGTTGTCCTGTAACATATGCAACATCTTTATACCAAATATCAATAAAAGGAATACCTTTGTATATTTGTTCTTGTGTGTTAGACATGACTGGCTTATTGTCTATATTAAACCAATTCATGCCCAACAGTACATCGTCTACAATCAAAGTCTTTTTAATCTTTTCAACTGATTTACCAACTGTGTTTTCTTCTAATCTATATACAGCATCTTCGCACCATATAAACCAATTCTTTTCATAATAAACATCTTTATGAAAAAGGTAAACTTCAATACCTTCATACACAGGCGTATATGTTATGTGTTTACTAAAAGTTTTTTGTAACGGTATTTCGTGACACAGTTCAGTTGCACCTTCAAGTGCGTCTTCAAAAGTTTTTTCTACTAAGCGCAAGCACTTTTCAACAATATCATACTTAACAAAGTAATCACTTATTTTACGCTTGCCCAAAAGCATTGGTTCAGCTTCTTCAATATTCACCATTAACTTTTCTAAGTCTGGTTCTTTTATATCTTTGTTTGTAATTTTTACAATTGAACCATCAGCTTTGTTGTAGTAAATAAAACTTTTTTGTGCTAAATCTCTATTTGATTTTATACTATCAATAATACTTTGTAAATTAGACATATGCTTTTACCTTAAACTTATTATACACTGATGTAGTTTCAATAAACTTGTTGTCAGTGTAGTGCAAAATACCTGTTTGTACAAAATTGCCAACTTTTATTTCAGCATCTTTATTAACATACACTCCGACATTATTCAACCAACTTTTAGTAACCTTGTTCCAATTTTGACAGTTAGGTTTCATATGTGTAAATGAAGGATATCTGGCAACATTATTTGTTACTTGGTCTTCTATGTCTAACAATTTAATAGCAATAGCGGCACTTACATCAATACTTGGACGTTTTTGCATACTGTTAGGCGTATATGTTTCATAAAACTTTTGCCAGTTATTTAAAATATATTCTAACCATTTGTAAAAAGAAAGGCTAAAGTCGCACTTTTTAAAATAATGAAATCCAGCATATACATTCGGCAAATCATTTTCAACAAACGTTTTTCTATAATAATCAGTATTGGCTACTTCACCTCTATACGTATAAACACTGTTAACAAAGTATAAATTATAGTTGCTCAAAAACTTCCACCAAGAAGAAATGTCTTGTAATACTACCATCTCAGTATCCATTACAATAGTTTCATCGTAAGGCGAAGCATGATATATTTGCCATCTATTCTCTATTTTCCAATCGCTTTCTTTCGCTTGATCTTCAAAAGGAATAGGAATAATTTGATCAAATAAGTTAGCATCATCTTCTACTTCATGATTAGTAATCAAACTAATTTTTTCTTTAGGATTTGAAACCTTTAAACTAAGTGCTAATAACTTTGCTTGTTTTACATAATCAGTATCTGAGTTTTGTGCTAAAACAACTATGCCTCTGCTCATAAACTTAACTCCTCGTCAATACATCTATTCAAACTAAACTTGTTCATAACATGCACTGATCGTCTTTTAGAATTAATAATATAGTATTCTCCTAAATGCTTAGGCTTTTCAACTAAGAATATAAAATTATCACCATCAATTTTTTGTAGCACATCTTTGTCGGTAGTGTATATCATTGTACCAGGTAATTCTTTTACAACTTCTCCTGATTTAAAACCATTCATAATATGTGCGGCTATTGCAAAAGCAAAATCGTTTCTAAATAGTGTGCTATTGATTTGATACACACGTCTATAATGTGTCCATTCGTCTGCAATATGATTTACTAAGTCAAAAAATATTTTATTCTTTTCACATTTAGTAAAGTATACGCATGTAGCCCAATAAAAGTCAATACTTGTATCACTTACGTATTCAAATTCTCTTATGTTGCGAGTATTAGCTAAATCTTCTGACTTTTTGTACATCATTAAATTATGTTGAGAATTAAAACAACTTAATAATGTTTTGTCGTTTATAACATAATCCGTATCAAGTACAAGTGTTTGGTTGTAAGGAGATAACTCAAATGCTTGATATCTATTTGTGTTTTTGAAACTTGCTTGTCTGTGCGACATTGCGCCATCAAAGAATGTCCTTTGATATGGGCTTGCAGTGTCTACACCAAGTAGTGGAATAATTTTGTCAAAGTCATCTAAGCCAAACGTATTTTCTAAATACTCTTTGGAGTCAGTAACAAGTGATACAGGTAAATCTAAAAATCGTTTTATACGCTTTGCAAGGTATACTGCTTGTTTTATGTAATCTATCTGTTCATTGTTTTGTGCAAATAATAAAACACCTTTACTCATTTACAAATTCTACCATACTTTCGACACTTCTATTAGTCTTAATTTTGTTATACTCTGTGAGATACTTGTTAGTAGCACTAAAGTATGTGTCCAAAATTTCTTGATAAAAGCCTTCTACGTCAGTTACTTCAACTGGAACAGTATTATCATCAACTAAGCTAATAGTATCCTGTTCTTGAGCTTTAAGTGTACTGACAAAAGTAATAAGTTCTTTTGTTACAGTGAAGGTCGATCCTTTATAAAAATAAAGAAGTTCTTGTTCATATGTTTGTTTTAGTAAACGCTTTTGATTATTGAGGGTAACCATATAGTTACCAAACTCTAAAGCCTTTTCAAGACGTTCGTCCATAGAAATCTCCTTTGATATACTTACACATAGTATATAACAGGAAATTCAGTTTGTCAAGTTGTTTTTGGCTTATAAAGTAACTAAAATAGAGCCAGTAGGAAGGTCTTCAATTACAACACTTTCGTATTCTGTGCCGTCTAATGTAACAACGCCATCAGGTACAAGTAATGCAACTTGTGTATAAACATCACCTAAAATTGCTTCGTCAAATGATGTGCTTGGATCGTTTAATGTAATTTTAAATTGTATAGAAGTAGTGTTAGGCTTATATGCTTCAACTTTATAGTTGTTTTGACTATATACAGAACTACCTGTTTTTGTATATAAAGTTTGATATGAAGAACCTAAATTGTACCATCCAATGTTTGTGCTTGTGCCTACACTATTACCACTAATTGTATTATTTGCTGTTGTAGCTATTGTTCCCATATCCGACAGTAAGTCTTGCCAATCAACCGTTTTTGCTTGTGAACCTGTATAAGAAATAAATGCCTCATTTCTTATTGCACCGCCAGCATTAAAAAATGCATCAGCGGCTGTTACACTATCAAAGTTTACACTATAGATAAAACTGATTGTGCCGTTCCAAGATGGTGGATAGAGTCTTGAGCTGGCAACAGCAAATCCATTTGATGTGAGTAAATTTTGAACTGTTGCTTGTGTAAGATGTAAAATATCTTTGTCAGTTTCAACAGCTGTCATTAGTGTTTCTAAATTTTGTATGTACGCTAATTCAATTTTATCAGTATTGGTAGTGTTAGTTTCATAATCACCTATTACAAAAGGATCAATAGAAAGTCCTGTTTCGCCAAGTTGGTGAGCTCTTGCTCTAATTAAGTCAATATACAAAGCTCTATATTGCTCGTCAGTAATTTTCATAGAATTAGGCAACACATTGGAAGATATAAGTGTTTGATTGTAACCGTAGCCTTGCTGACCACCAGGAGCCTCCATTACTTGCTGTAATGTTGCTCTCAAATTATTATACCTTGTTGCTGTAATTACTGTTGGCATTTTTGCTCCTACAACTATTTATCAGCGTTTTTGCACACTGTTTTTATTTTAGGTAATACTATTAGTATTTGCGTAGGAAGGTGCGTTAACACCAACATCGCCGTTAGCTCTATACTGTGTAACAGTACTTTCTAATCTACCGTCGACGTTATTATCAAAGTTAGGATTGAAATCTTGCACAACATCGTTGAATTCAATTTTGAATTGTATTCTGCTTGTGGTTAATTCTTTTGCTTTTACAGTATATAAGTTACCAGCATAAATTCCGCTGTATGTACCTGAACCTGTTTTTTGGTATATAGTTTGCTCACTACTGGTTAAATCAAAATTACCTATAGCACTGCCTGCGCCATCACCGGTTGCATTTGTTGTTTGGTTGTTAAACTTTACTGTACCAATTTCACTACACAATGCGGCCCAATCTAAGCCTTTAGCTGTGCTTGCTGATGTAACATTTGCGGCAAATCTAATTTCTCCGCCTGTGTTAAAAAAATGTCTTCTATGATCTTCGTCTGTAAATGTAACGTCTACTTGGTGATAAATTAAGCCGTTCCATACATTTGTTCTTACACTTGCAATTGCCGCTTCCGACACTGCTTGACTTGCATGTACTATTGCTTTGTCAGTTTCTACAGAAGTCATTAATGTTTCGTAGTCTGCAATACCTTTTTTCTCGCCATCAGCATCATTTGTAACAATACCGCTGTCGCTGATAAAGTCACTGTCTTCTTCACCTACAATGTTTTGATCTTCAATAACCTGTGCAATACTAATATCGCCTGGTCCTACTTGGTGTACTCTTGCTTTAAGTATATCAGCGTATATGTTATTCATATCGTCAGCGTCAATAATTCCGCCTTGATTTGAAACTTGACTACTTAATAAGGTTTGACCATATCCGTTTTCACCTGCTCCATTACCTAAAACAAGTGCTATACGAGATTGTAAGTTGTTGATCCGTGCCGCGGTAATGAGAGCCATCTAAATATTCCTATACTTTTAGCACACATTCTACTAATTTTTCGTCCTCAGCATCATTGCTTTCTAATGCTACACCAACAAGTGCTGTAGCGGCCAGTGTAGTGCAGACACCGTCTGCCATTGCATAAATTGCATCACCCTTACGTACAGGGCCTTTTACTCTAACTGGAAGACGTCCTTTTAGACCAATGTATTGTCCTTCTGCATCACTGTTCATCATGTATGCAGGATCTGTGGATACAACACCTATTGCTATATCACTTGCACTTGCAGGTTCTACTTCATGATCATCATGTGTACATACTGCTACTGCTGTTCCTGGTGCTAATTCTTCACCAGTAGTGTATTTTTCTGCTAAGTCAGCATAACGAGCTTGTGTCGCTGTACCTTCAAACAAGTTTGCATTAATGTTAGATGAGCTATCTCTTACAACAACTGTGTTAGCCGCTGTTGCTACACTTGCTGTACGATAATCTGTACCTTCTCTTAGTGTAGTTGCTTTTGTTGCTTCACCAACAAAGTTTACAGCATACATGTCTTTCCAACGTAATGATGCAGTACCAATATCAAATGTATTGTCTGCTGCCGGGTTCCAACCACCTGCTGTTAATGTTGCTACATGTGTTAAAATACCGCCTGCGCTTGTTGCTTTAAATTTAATTAAACTGCTTGGTGTTGAAATATTTTGAATAACACCTTCGTCACCGTTTTCAACAAGTAATTGTAAGTCTTGTCCTTCGCCTACTCTTATACCTGTGTCTGGTAAAATTACTGCTGACTGGAATGTAGTTGGGGTTCCGCCTGCTTGTGTTCTAACATATTCGCTTGCAAGGTTACCACCTAATCTATCTGCGTTAGTTGCAGTACCATGGAATCTTGCGCCGGATGTTGTTACACCTGCGGCAGCATTTTTTGTATCAACTAAGTTAATACCATGGTTGATTTTGTCAAACCCTGTAATTGTATTAGAACTACCTAATGTAAACGCTGTTGCGTTTTCACTTATAATTGCAACTACAACATCTTCGATTGTGGCTGCGATAACACCTTGAGTATTTCCTTGGTCATCAATAACGCTAAGGCTTTGCATTTGGGTAACACCTTCGCCTGCGTTTTGTGGACCAATTAAAATAAATGATACTCCGTTGTATACATAAAGTTGATCATTAGTTTCGTCCCACCAAAAATCACCTTCTGTTAAACCTGCTGGTTGTGTAGTACTAACTTCTGCGCCACCTGTTGTACGCCATTTACTACCGTCATAAAATTTTAATTTGCTGTTTGCACTGTCAAACCAAACTTGACCGCTAATAGGTCTGCTTGGCTGATTTGCACCGCTAAAGTTTTCAAGTAAGAACAAAAAGTTTTCATTTTGTATTTCGCCGTATCCAGCGTAGTTCTTACCAATAAATTTAAGGTCAGTTGTTTGATCAACTGTCCCGTCTTCTACATTTGTTAACAATGTATTATTATATCTATCTATCTGATATGCCATGTTGTGTTACCCCTAAGTGTATTATACTTAT